CCAACTGGCAGCCATCCCAGAATCCAAACTCAAAGCGCAAATCCTAAATGCTTGTGGCATTGAGCCCGAGGTTGCTGGTGTATGTCATATATTCCATGCAGGGAATATTCAGATTTACGCCAGCGATCCACCAACTAGCAAGGATAAAATTTGGTTTACCTTGTACCCAGCACCTGGCAGCCAATGCTTTAGTTGCCCACGCGAATTATTGAAAGCGATTAAATGGCCACCTGGCACACCAACAGGCGATGCCTTGCGTAAATGGCTTACTCATTATGGATGGAAATCAGTCAAATGAAACCAACATGTCCCAAATGCCAAGGGCGGATACGGATGCTCAACACAGAACCTAACCGCGAGGGTTCTAGGTCTAGGCGCTATGGCTGCCAAGATTGCGGCCATAGGTTTAGCACCATTGAGGTGCCACTTGATTGGATGGAGGAATTGCGCGATTTACGTCAACTGCGGTCGCAATTGCGTGGGCTTGTTGGTGGCGGCAAAGTCGCTCCAGTGGTTTCCTGCGATCAATGCGTTCATTGGTATAAAGACACTTGCGGCCTTGGTATCCCTGAGGCTGGCGCAACATTTGCAACTGATTGTTCTTCTTTTAACCATGGCTGATTTTTCTTCTTTTTTATTTCAAAATGACGAGACAGTTTGCCCTAATTTAGGCGAGGGCATTAGTCGGCCGCGGCCACAAGATCAGGTTAAACCTTACCGAATATTGGTAAAAATACCTGGATCATTGCCAATGAAAACAACACTCAACGCACCATCACCTAGCGAGGCTTTACGTTATGCAAGCAACAGATGGCCAACAGCAGCATGGGAATTGCTCGATGACTAATACAACATTAAGCAGGATCCAACGGATTTTAACTGATAGCGGATTGTTTAAAGCTGGCCAGCAAGAAGAACGCCGCAGAATCCAGTATTTGATTGATGCCAGGATTGATGAGCTTAGTCATGCTGGCCGGTATGGCTCTAGTCGATGCTTAGAATTGTTACAATTACGTAAGGCCATAGAGCCATGACAGCCTGGGGCATTGATTTCGATTGCATGTTTTCAATGCCCGTATTCCGCCCATGGTGGATGGATGGCATTAAACTCATGCGCGGCCCACTTTTTCTAACCCAAACCAGCGCCGATGATTATGGCAAATGCATGGCAACTGCAGCAGAGACGCGCCGATCTGATGGATCAACTATATGACCGCAGCGGTCGCACCAATGGGTTATATACAGGACTATGGCAAGAGTTTGCGGCTGATGTAGCAATCAACGCAAGGGATACACAATATGATGATGTAATTCATGATATTGCAATTGCAATTGGCGCCACTGAAACAATTGATTTAGCAGTTGAAGCTGCTGCTGCATTAGAAGTTATTCGTTTGCATTTATTTGGGAAATGGATTTAATCAACGACCCACCTCATTACCGACAGGGGCAAATTGAATGCATTGATGCAATTAGGTCGGCATTAACGCCAGAGGAATTTGCAGGGTTCTGCAAGGGCAATGCGTTTAAATACCTATGGCGCGAAAAGCACAAGGGCGGCCTTGAGTCACTTGGCAAGGCATCATGGTACCTAGACCAATTGCAGCCTTAACCTCTACAGGTCATGCTGTTGCTGTTCCCAGTCCATCAAAGCTCATGATTGTTTTGCGTGGTGGCAGGCTTGTTCTTACACGCGACAGCCTCGCACAGTCATGGCACTGCATGATCCGGTTGGGCTCTGATGCCGACCAGCAAATGACCAAAGACCTAGAAACCAAAAGCTCTAGGTTGGCAGTGATTGCTGCTCAAGCTATTTACCACGAATTTAGAACCGGCAAACCTATTACTAGCCGTACTAAATGCTGGGAATGCATCCATTGGTTACCAGCTGCTAACGATTGCGACTTAGGATTCCCCGAGGCACGGCATTATAGTGGAAGATTTGCCCGCAGCTGTGGACTCTTTCATTACCATTCTGACCCGGTACAACATGACTGACGATTGCTACGTCGAGCAATTAGAAAACCAATATGGTCAAATGTATTACAGAGCTTGTCGTAATGGTGTGTGCAGGTATTGCGAGGATTTATGGATGGCGCAAATGTATGCTGAATCTATGGCAACTCACGGGTAATCCAGTCATGCAAACGGATTTCACGGGTCAAGCAATAAAATGATTGGCTGCGATACCAAGCAAAAACATCATGTGATGATTTCATGCTGTTGCAATGTAAGCAACAGGCTACTAGGTTGGTTTCAACAGTTTCACCACCCAAACTGCGTGGCTTGACATGATCAAGCGTTGCATTTTTGCCTAATGGCTCATCACAATAAGCGCAGCAATTATCCCATGCCCTTAGGATGCGTTGCCGGTAGCGTGATTTGCTGGATTTTTTAGGCACCAGCTCGGTGCCATCAATTTGATGATCCATTGGTAGGGAAGCAAAAAACTTCTACCTCTAAATCCATTAAATCATTATCTGGAATATATTCCGAGATGCGCGAATATAAATCAGCCGGAAGTTCGTCCGGTTCTCGATCACTATCTAAGACAAATTTGGCAGAAATTTCAACCAGATACCGATTCATGGATCTGCCATGCGCTGTATCTAGCGTAACGGATTGCTACGCTAACCACGTCCATCCTTTCGACCCATGGCCTACTACCTGATCACTGGTGAAGACGTGCTGATTGGCCCCTTTGCCGGCCACCTAGAAGCGCAGGAATGGGCCGAGGCCCATGCCCTTGATGATTACGACATGGAGCAGGACGAAGCGCTTGCTGACTAGCCCAAGCTCGACTGAACGTGTGGCTGGCTGTTGTAGCGGCCAGTCACCGCATAGGTGCGCGTTGGCTTAGCTGCCAGCATATGGAATACCATTTGGCCAATCTTGAGCCCTGGGTACAGGGGCAGCGGATGAAACCTGCGGGCGTTCTGTAGCTCTAGTGTCAGCTTGCTGCCATGCCAGCCTGGATCGCAGTAGCCAGCCAGCATATGGCTGTACCCTTGGCGGGCACGGCTTGACTTAAGGACAAATTGAGCGCCAATATCGTCCGGCAGGTTGAAAACTTCTTGGGTTTCAGCTAGGACAAATTCACCGGGCATCAGCAAAAATGGATCTTCGGCCGTTGCGTCGGCAATGCTGTGGATTCGCAAGCCGATGTGTTCCTGTTCCTCTAGCATCAAACGATCGCCAAGTCTTACATCAAGACTTGCTGGATTTAGCAGTTCCTCATCGTATGGCAACACCATGCCGTGTTCACAGCACATATGGCGGATTTCGAAATCAGGAAGGATCACAGAAATTATGCAGGTTGGATTAAAAGTGCCCAGCCGGTATTGATGCCATCAGGCATCCAACGGCGGTTAAATGCTGTACGGCTATAGCGTTGATTTTTGCCATTGGTGTTTGATGTGTAGCCACCATTTACCAAATCGGCCTCGCCATTTGGATCATTTACAATCCAATGGCTTGGGTTAAACCCCGTCACTACGCTCCAGTGGCCACCTCCGGTGGGAGCAGCCAACGGACCCTTGTGCAACCAGCCCACGGCCACGGGCCTGCCCGCACGGATTTCGGCTTCAAGGTTTATCGGTCCAGCATTGGTCACAAGTCGGGCATTTAAACCCAAAAACCGTAATGCCTTTACTTGGGCCTGGTTGTCGATGGTGTCGCCATATTTATCGCGGACAATGTTATAGGCATCATCGCTGGCAACCTTGCCATAAAACTTGGCCACCATCGCACAACTACTGGAGAAACATTCGCGGTAGCCAGTGCCGCTTTTGTTATCGTTTTGGTATTCATACGGCACCACCAGCTCAACGCGATCTGGCTTTGATATGTTGCCTCCCCATAATTTGGCCTCCGCTTCACGTCGCCGCCGGAGGCCAGCTTCAACATTGCTGCCTGGATTGCGATATAACAACAGTGCATCACGCATTTGATCCCATAGCTTGTGATAAATCACATGACTAATGGTTTCAAATCCACTGGAATTATAGAAACCGGCGCCAAGGTTGTAGGCAAAGGAAACCAATGCACAACGCTGGTTTGATGTCATTTCCCCCCAATGAGGGATTGTTTTAGCCAAGTGATTAGAAAGTTCACGCACCTCAACCTCCAGCAACTGATCTGCTTTGGCTTGAGTAATCGTTAGATCATGCGGCACCGGCTTGCCATTGATCTTGGTGGTGCCATATCCAATTGTCCATGGATCGCCGCCAGATAATGGATCAGGGTAGGCCCGAAGCTGGCACCCTTCAAACTCCTTTATCAACTGAAGCGCCGAGCTTAGATCTTCCTGCTTTCCTCCAGCCTGCCAAGTTTTATACCAATCCGCGTCACGGGTCAGCAACGCTGGCGGCATTGCATCTTGCAACTGTTTGATCGCAGCATCTTGATGCGGCAGACCACGATAAAAACGGAAAAAGTCTCGGAGTTCCATATCAACGGCGGGGGAATGCAAGCCGGGCAAATTGCAAGATTAATTGAACCCAACTATTGGCCTTCAATGGGCTAATAGCAATCAGTTCAGAGCCAGCAGCCACGACGATGGCAATTGCTGTAATGGTATTAGAGTCCATTTTAAAATTAGCGGTGGGCTTCAAGCGCAGCTATGCGCTGTTCAATTTTACCGATACGACCAAACAACTCGGTGCGATCTTCGCGCATTTCACCGCGCATGAGGCTTACCTCGCCAGCGATGTGTTCTACGGCAGCGGTGAGGCGCACCACTGCAGATGCTGCGTCGTTGTCACGGCGTAGCATTCCGCCGATGCCAGACGCAGCAATGCCAAGAATGGCACCAGCAGCAGCAGCAAGAACCTCAATCACTGGCGCTGGTAATCGACCTTTGCCTCTAGTTTAGCCCCAAGGTACCCCAGCAGCCTTGGTAGGCGCATGTTGCTCATCAAGTTGAGCCTGTAAAGCAGCTTCGATTTCAGCTACTTTTTCAGCGCCGCCGAGCTTTTCCTGCGTCCAACCGATCACTAGTTCTTCGGTGAGATCGGCAAACGGGATCATTGTTTCAGGATCCGGCTGCTCAAAGCCGATGCTGCCATAGGCGCCAGCGTTATAGGTGCCATCGTTGGCAGAAACCGTGTAGTGGGCGGTAAAAACCACGCCATCAACGGTTTGACGTTCGAGCTGGGCAATAGCCCAGGTGAATGCGGTGTCGGCCATGAGATTGGTAGCGATGTGGGTAGTGTAAACCAGTTAAAGGCCGGTCACCCGCCTAGTAGTGAAGGTGACTACGCGCCCTCAAGGAATGCAACCCTGGAATTCAACGCAGCAATCATGG